GGTTACAACGTAGGCCATGATTATGAAGTGACGGCTTTAATCACAGCAAACCCGATCACAATCGCCTGAGACAACGAACCGCTAGTGATGTTGCGAACGTTGATGCTGGCAGAACCGGATCCAGCCTGAGCATTCAACAAATACGACCCAGCAGTACCACCACTGACGTGGTTTAGAACAATGATGTCGGTTGCTGCAATCGTTGTGTTTGTCAGCGTGAAGGTCACAGTCGTATCAGCCGCCAGTGCAGCAGCATTCATCGTGATCTGACCGCACTTCTTACTAAGTGTGACTCCAGTGCTCTTGCTGGTGGATTGGGTAACCGCTCCACCCTCGCCCGTCACGTAACCAGCCTTGTCAGTATTCAGGTTGGTGAAGTTAGCGTCAACTTCCGTGTGGGTCAGAGGTGAGCCTTTGCCAGCTCTGGTGACAATCGTGCTCATGGCTCAAACACTTCTCGGAAAGTTACCTTGATCTTACTGCGCTCAAAGTGATAGATCTCGCGTGACCACTCATCACATACCCATTTATACGATGTAGTGTCGCCTGGCGGAATCCAGTCGAACGAAGCAGAATCATCAGCTCGGGCATCCAAAAACGCTTCCACAATGTCAGCGTCATCGTCCAACAGGTCAAAAGTCAGACTCCAAACCTTTGGATTTTGGTTCAAACCGAATCGCAACCGATGCTCATATCCGTCCCCGAATTTCACCATTCGAGTGACGGGTGAGCTGCTCTTCAGTGCCGAATAAACCGGATCGTAACTTGGGAAATCAGCCATCAGCTTGCCAGCAATCCTCCAGGACGTTTCTGCTTGATCAACTCACTTTGGACTGCAGCAGCAATAGCGTTGCCAAGTTGATTGGCTTGTCCACTGCCTCCGCGAGTATCCGTCTGACCTTCCGTGACGTTCACAACAACATTCACATTACCGCCAAGCGCATTGTTTGGAACCACCGTTCCAGAACGGCTTGGGACAAATAGCTCAGGGCCACGTTCGCCAACAACGTAAGGCGTTCCACCAGACACTGGGCCGCCGTTTGCTCGTTTACCGCCAAAGTTGCCGGAAAGAATGCTGAAAATGCCCACGCCGTCGTTTCCTCCCAGCATTGACAAGCCAGCTTTGAGCAGCAAACTCGACAAAGACTTGAGTACATTATTGAGAGATTTGTTGAAATCTTCCGTCTGAAAAATCAAGTTCTCAAAAAGACCTGTGAGCTGTGTCCCGACTTGGTTTACCACCCCATCCAAAACTTGCTTCTGGAACTGCAGAGCCTTGACTTGATCGTTCAAGGCTGCAGTGCCTCGAATAACCTGCTCTACTTTTTTCCTTTCAGCCTCAGTCATATCCTTGGTCGCTTTTGCGATTGACTGATTGATCTGCTCCTCTTTTAACTTTCCGTCAAGTGTTGCTTGAGCGAGGCTTTGCTCATTCAACAAGCCTTCAATTGTCTTGGCAGCAGCTTCCGCACGTTTCTGCTCTGACTGGTTCTTCCGCTCCACAATTGCGGCGATGTTCTCGTCTGCCTGAACCTCTGCAATACGTGTTTTCAAAACCTTGTCCTGAGCGTCAAGATCACTGGCTGCAATCTTTGCCCTTTCTGCAGCCAGTCGTTCCAAAACAATCTCTATCTGAAGACCAGCTTGGGCGTTCTTGTTCTTGCTAGCCACTGCGTTTGCAATGCCGCGATTTAAGACAAATAGACGCTCTTGAAGCTGCAACTCTGCCTGCAAGCCTGGAGTGCGATCTCTTTTTTGCCTTTTACCCTTAGGTGGCGTAAACCGATCCCGGTCTGCATCAGTAATGGGAATAAGTTCAGCTTGCGGAACCCTAATACCTTCTGCTTGGGCTATCCGTATTGCCTCTTCTATCTGAGCACTTGTTCCCGTACCAATTCCCTTTCTTGCTTTTTGTTGTGCATTTCCTTTTACGCTTTTTCTCCTAACGTCCAGAAAAATTTCTTCAAAACGAGCCCGATCCTTTTCGTTCAAGCCCGACCTGAATGAACCAAGCCTGGATTCAGACGTAAATCCTTTCAAGAAATTATTGACGAGCTTCAAAAAGTCATTCAAAGGACCACTGACCAGATTAAACAATTGCAGCGTCAATTCACTCCACAAACGTGTTGTCTCATCTGTTGTTTCACCAAGTTTCTGCAGAGAGCGAACGCCCTCGTTCCCAATAGCACCCGTCAGCTCTTCAGTCAGCAACGCAGCCAAACCCTCTACGTCTCCCAGCTTTTCTAGCTTGCGAGCTCTTTCTTCAGCCTCTTTGGTGCTAAACAACGACTTTTCTCGCACAAAATCAAGCGCTTTGCCTGTTGAGCTCAAAGACTGTCCAGCTTTTGCTGCTTGCGTGGCAAAAGCCTGAACCTGACTCACTGCAGCAGTAGCGGCAATCGATCCGCCCATCCCGCCAAACGCTCCACCAAGACCACCAGCTAATGCCTGAACCGGACCACCTCCAAACAAAAGAGGGAAGCCCGCTCCAGTGGCAATATCTTGGAACCTTCTGGAACGACGCTTCTTTCGAGCATCAGCCGCTCTTTTGGTTTCAGTCGCAAGTCTTTTTTCAGCTCGCTCAACATCACGTTTGGCTTTATTTGCTGCTTTTTGAGCGGTTTCAGCCTGTCTATATTCACGCTCTAAACGATCTAAAGTCGCTTTAGCTCTTCTTACTGCTTCGTTGTAAGCCTTTTGATCACCGGCCTTTGCTGCCTGAAAAATACCAGCAGCTTGCTCTCTTGCTCTCGGCGTAACAGCAAAGCCACGAGACTCAAGCGCTTCAATTCGCTCAAAACTACGCCGACCAGTCTCAAACCCCCTAGTCCTCAAATCCTTAAGACGATTAAACTCTCGCTGCTGTTCAACAACTCGGCCTAATTCAGTCCCTAAAGCTCTTGCTAACCGAAGATTCCGTTGACCCCCTTTTGTTCCGACCTCAAAAGCTTGTCTAATTCGGTCAACTCGCTCTTGAAGGTCTTGATTTGCTTGACCGCCAGCTCGATTAAATTGCTGAAGCTTCCTGTTGTATAAGTCAGTTGCAGAGTTCAGCTTTGATTGAAGCTGCAGTCTTTGTTCGGCATTTTTTACTGCTCGACGAGAGCCCTCCCTTCCTTCGCGAGTATTTTGTTCCCGTTCAATCGCAAGTGCTCTTGTACCGGCCTGAGCGAGAGCGCCTGCTCTCGTCGTGGCCTTCATTTTGTTTGCTTCTTTAACTAAGGCTTTTATCCTTCTTTCAGCCGCTTCAATATCCTTAAGGCCGCTGACAATCAGATCAATCTTTGCCTGATAGTTGATTGCCACCGCAAGACCTTGACCCTATCTGGCCACTCTACCTGCGCCTACGAGCCTTCGCTAACTCCTTCTCCTGATCCTCGCTCAAGATCTGGAAGAATGCGCTCCAACCCAAAACCTCTTCTGGAGTCATCGTCGCCCTAAGCTCCGACAGGCCCATGCCCAGTTCCTTGGCTACGCCAAACTGCAACATAAGCCAGTTGTCTTTCCGAAGCTCAGCGCTCAGGATTTTGGGTCGATGACCTCTTCTTCGTCGTCCGTCAAAATTGAGACCATCAACGCCTGAAGGTCTTTATCCTTGACCTCGTTTTTCAAAACGTCGATCTCGCCAGCAATAAACAAAGGCTTGCCCACTTCATCCTGAGCCTTGGCGATCAACAGCTGAAGAGCAAAAGCATTTGCATCATCCGATCCAGCGCGCTTTTGAGCACGTTCACGCTCTGCCATCGTCAACGGAGTGACCCACATCTCAAACTCCGTTCCATCAGATAGCTCAACAACCTTTTTGACAGGCTCCAGGTTGGCAGCTTTCTTAAGGCGATCAATGGCGCGCATTGCCATGGATTCTCTAAGTCGTTTCAGTAAAATAATAGCATTAAAAAGCCCCCGGTATTACCGGAGGCTCTTTGTCATTATTCAACTATCAGCTCTTGCTGAAGTCGAAGGTGGGCGCCTTGGTGGGACGGAAGTTGATCGAAACCACCTGAGCATCATCAGGGGAAACTGCGTAGCTGGCTGAAGTCAGCACAGCTTCCAGTTCAATCGAACGGCTCTTGGTGTCGTCAGGCGTACCAGAGGACAGGATGGTGTCCATATACAGCTTGAAGGTGGCGCCAGCTTGCTTGCGCTGAGTCACGTCTTCAATCAAACGGGCGGAAATACCAGTGTCGTCATCGGTGAAGTACACCTCAGCAGAACCACTGCCGTCCGCAAAACCAGAGATGAAAGTACGGAAAGGAGCGGTTTGACCCAGCGTTCCACCAATCGTGGTGGTATCAAGCTCTTCGCGAGTGATCTCGAAGTTCCAGGAACGGACGTTCGCCACTGACTGGAAGCCTTCGTAGCGAACAGCAAAAACGTTGCTGCCGCTCAAAGTACCATCGTCAGTGATAGTGACGGTGGTACCGCCAGAAGTAGCGGAAACTTGTAGCACACCGGTTGAAGCGGTGTATGCAATCACGTAATAATCAGTGGCAGTACTGAGGCCAGCAGGGAGAGTACCCGTACCAGCGCCGCCGCTGCCATCTTCAAGGCTGAATTGCACCTTGTCGCCCACCTTAAAGTTCAGGTAGGTGCCAACAGTGATTTCAT